ATCCTCGTGCCGGTATTTATCCATTTGCCATTCACCTCCTTGTAGTCGGAGATGTCGAAGGCCTGGGCATCCGAATACGACAAGCCCGTGTACATCTGGAAGACGAACAGGTCACGCGCGGCCGCGGCCTGCGTGCCCTGCATCGGGTGCAATGACTCAAAGGCCGCAACCTCCGCCTCGGTGAGATATTCCACGTTTTCCTTGATGCCCTTCCGGAACTCACCCCGCAACTTGTCATAGGGGTTGGCATCAATCTTGCCCATCTTCACCGCCCGCGACAGCATCGCCCGGAGCGTGCGGTGGTAGTTGTAGACCGCTGCCTCGCCGATGCGCTCGGGAGCCTTCCCCGCCTGCATGTCGGCATTTGTCTGCGGCACGGTGAGCGTCTGGAGCCACGAATCCCACTTGTAGATGTTCTCCACGGTGAGCTCGCGCCATGCCGTCATGCGGCCATACTCGCCCAGACGCTTCACCATCGTCTTGTAGCGGTTGCGCGTGCCCTCGCAGATATTCAGGAGCGGCACCTGAGCAGTGAGCCAGTCGAGCATGGCCGTCTTCTCAGCCACGTTCACGGACTCCATCTCATACGCCTGCCGGCGGATTTCCGCCACGTCGATGGCGATGCCCTTTTCCACGCAGCGGTTCACCGCCCGCATCATCTTGTCGGTGATGATGTCCAACTGGTCCTGGAGAACATCCTTGTCGGCCCTTCCGACGATGTGCCCGTCGCGCAGCTCACGCCCGCGTACCTTTATACCTGTGTTGATATAGTAGGGCTTCCGGTTCACGGTCACCCTCAGTTCGACAGGGCCTTCAGCCCCCGCCTTCGTCCGGCCACGGTGGTCGAACACGATTGCTTTCGTTATCATAGTTCCAAGTTTGAGGTTTTGAGATTTTTGTTTTTCATTTCACCGGATGCCACGGCAACGCGCCACGCCATCCATGTGCTTTTCAGAGATTCACCGCATATAAAACGGCCTTTCCTTCATTTTGTTTCCCCACGGGTAAACAATGGGGAAACAAATGGCAACTTTTCAAATGGTAAATCGGTATAAAATCCGACTAAATCCCGTTACCGCAAGTCCTCGCAACCTCGCGCAAGTCCTAACAAAACAAAGGGGATTCCAGCATTTAGGCCGTTATCCCCTCAATTTCTTGGTGACTCCCGCGGGATTGTGTGGAGATTGAGGGGTTGCCTTGATTTTATGGGGGTTTTGATGGTTTTTGCTTCATGAGTGGGGAAACATTTGGTTAATTATTTGGTGCTTTTCTGGTGATGTTGACGCGTCCAATTAGGTAGGTTTTGGTGCGCCAGCGGTCGGTATCTTCGTTGTAGACTTCTTCCTCGCCCTCATCGACGTGGACGCGGCAGGGATGGGGAAGGGTGCCGGAGAGGAACTGGCGCACGGCATCGGTCTCATCGGCGGGGATGTAGCCGAGGTGGCGACCATCGAAGGCGATGATCTTGATGGCGTTCGGGTCGTGCTTGTTGGTTGGCTCTGCTACGAGGGTGGCATCGAAGGTGGTGCCAGCAAGGTCTTTGATACCGCGGCGGAAATTGATGCCGGCGACTGAGGTTCGATAGATGTCGGGGTAGAGGTCGGTCCAGTGGTTGGCGACGATATGCTCGGGCAGTGGGCCTGTATAGGTGCCTTCCACGATGGCATTGTGGGTGGCCCAGTCCCATGTTTCGTCGGCTTGTCGGATGCCCTCGCGCTCGGCATCGGTGAGAGGCGGGCGAGCGGGTGCCTGCGGTTCTTGCTTTTCGGGTTCTGGGGTGGTGGCCGGCTTGCTCTTCATGACGATGATGATGATAGCAACGATGGCCACCACGAAAAGGATGATAAATGGGATTGTCATGGCTTTTTGATTTTAGGTCTTTATTTCACTTCCTCGAAGTCTTTGTCCTCGACCACCAGCACAGGATATTGGCGGCTGATTTTTTGAGTGGTCTGCTCAGTAATAGAGCCAAGACGGTCGATGATAGAACGGAGCTCTGCTATGCTGGCTTGTAGCTGGCGGTGCAGGGCTTCGTTGTCTTTTATCACTTGCATGGCAAGGTCAAAAAGATTGCTGGTATATTTTACCTCTTGGATGTCATTCACCTGTTGGCCTTCAGGACGAGGGATGGGCAGAAGCAACTCACCTCGGCCTGTCAAGAGATAGTCAAGGTTGAAGACACCGGGATAGGCGACACAAATTTTTTGAAATAAAGCGTCGGTTAAATATTCCTCACTGCCATTTAAAGCGGCCGACATACTTGTGCGACCGTGCCCAACAGCGTTTGCAAAGTCAGTTTTTGTGTGGATTGGATAATGTTGCCGAACAAAGTTATAAACTTCTATCAGACGTTTTTGTCGCTCATTCATACAATAATTTCTTAATTATAGTTAAAATACTACACAAATTTAGGATAAAAGTTTGTTGTCCTACATTTTTGTCTTATATTTGCCGACGAAAATTAAGTATGTAATAATCGGGCATAAGAATAGCCGTAGGCGGCTTGACCGTCTTGAAAAAGCGGATAACCGCCATATTTGCAGAGGTAACGGGCTACAAATATAAGGCATTCTTCCCGATTATCATACAAAAATGTTAGATAATTAAGAAATTTTAGAAAATGGCACAAGAAAAAGTAACAAGACAGGAGCTTCGTGAAATGCACATCGGACAGACGCGCATATTCACGCTTTATGACCGCAAGAAGATTGCTTCTGCGCGTGTGACCGCCACCCACCTAAAACATGAGGAGGGATATGAATTTGTGGTGAAGCCTGACTGGGAGGCTTCTGCCGTGAGTATTACAAGGACAAGATAACCATTAAAAAACAGGAACTATGAACACCGACATTCAAATTTTTCAGAATGAGCAGTTCGGCACCATCCGAACAGCAGGCACAGCAGACGATCCTCTTTTTTGCCTTGCAGACATTTGCAGGGTTTTGGAATTACAAACAGGTGCAACAAAAAACCGTCTTGACCCAAAGGGTGTTAATTTGATTAATACCCCTACTCAGGGAGGTGAACAACAAATGATCTTTGTCAACGAGAAAAACCTTTATAAGGTAATAATGCGGAGCGACAAGCCACAAGCAGAGCCATTCCAAGATTGGGTGTGTGGCGAAGTTCTTCCCTCCATCCGCAAGACCGGAAGTTATGCCGTGAAAAACATGAGCCGCAAGGATCTCGCCTTGATGATCATCCAGCAAGAGGAAGAGATGGAGGTTCTCAGACTGGAGAACAAGAAAAAGGAAGAGACACTAAAGGAGCAGAAACCAAAGGTGGTGTTTGCTGATGCCATCGTGGGCAGCAAGTCATCATGTCTCATTGGAGAGTTGGCGAAAATCATCACTCAGAACGGCTACGAAATAGGCCAGAACCGACTTTTCGCATGGATGCGGATGAATCACTACCTCGGCACCGTTGGCGAATATTACAACATACCATGCCAAAAGTATTTGGAAATGGGGCTGTTTGAACTTAAAAAGAACGTCCACAGCCAAAACGGGCAGATGGTGACAACCATCACGCCAAAGGTCACGGGCAAAGGTCAGCAATACTTCGTGAACAAATTCTTACAAGAGTTATGAATAACAATGACCTAATAAAAGAAAATGAGGAATTAAAAAAAATGCTGGTAAAACTCAAAAAAGAGAAAGAAAGCATGAAACCATTCCTTTGCTCAGACCCAAAATGTAAAGAGCGCAAAACTCCGAGTTTTTGTGAATGTGGAAGAATTATCAACTAATATACTATGATTGTTAAACTTGACCAAAACTCATTAACTGCCATTTTGGATGTTATCAAAAAAGGCCAGATAGAGGCAGCGGAAATCTACCAGGAGCGATGGGTGACCGGCGCGGAGTTATGCAAAGAAATCCAGCATATCACCAAAGATTGGCTTGAGAACTTTGGCTATAAACTGCCACGCGAACGCATCGAGGTGACATGTGACGATGGTAAGAAGCGAGTAACACGGTGGGGCTATCCCATCAATGAGATTAAGCGCATGATCCATGAAGGGAGGATGCGCGATCTGTGACAGACCGATGAGCGAAGGCGGAATCTTCGCATACGGAGAAAAGGAAAGATTCTTTTTTAAGCTCATATATAAAATTTCCAATCCAATCAATCAATTATTTTTTTCGGCCTGGCGAGGCCTGCAAGTTTTGAATTTGACTGTGACCATAAGCCCGTGAGGGTGATTGCTACCCCGAGATGGGGCGCGATTTGAAAATTGACTTTAAACAACAATGCCGAGGTGGGCATGGCCCTCAAATGGTCGATAACGCGGCCAGCCTCTTTTTACAAGCCAGGAAGAGCTGCACGACGGCGCAAGGCAGCAGATAATCCGCGAATGTGTTAGAATGTAGGAATATGAGATGAGCGGTGGTTCGACTCCACCTCCTGGCACCAATCAATGACTATACAACCAGCAGAACTGGTCACTCAGAAACGGCAAGGCTTGGCGGCGGCCACCCTCAACCAATACATCAGCCGGACGAGAGGCAATGCGCGAATGAGGCTTGCGGCGAATGGTAAGCGGCAAGAGGTAGCGTAACCGTACCAGCAGCCCGTCGGATGACGTGCTGACAGGAGCCGCAAGGCGTGGGGAAACAATGGAGACGTGGGCACGTGTGCCCGGTGTGACGCTGGAGTATAAGGCAGTGAGACTCAAATCGAAACTTATACATTGAATAGATAATTGACCCCGCCCGTGTGGCATCCTGTCGCATGGGCTTTTTATTTGGCCGTGTAGCATAATGGTAATGTTGCCCTCAAGCCGGCGCGAGAGCAGATGCGGGTTCGAGTCCCGAGGCGGCCACCAAAAACCCAATAAAATAAAAGGAACTATGAAAGATTTATTCAACATCATCGTAGCCCGCGAGGAAGGCTACACACGCGAGAATTTTATGGCAGGTGCATTGTTCGTGGCGGGCATCGTGGCCGTGTGTCTCATCGCTGAAATCATCAACGCCTTATGAGAACCGCTTCCACCATCATCGCCCTGATGCTGGCCGTGGCCGTGCAAGGGCAGACACGCGGGCAGGTGCTTGCAGAGATACAGCGGCAAGGAATCCCACACCCCCACATCGTGCTGGCGCAGGCTCGGCTCGAGACGGGCAACTTTCGCAGCGACCGATGCCGACGCGACCACAACCTATTCGGCATGAAGCGCGGGCGCAGATATGCCAAATATAGCAACTGGCGCGAGAGCGTGAAAGACTACAAGCAGCGCATCTCCAGCAGATACAATGGCGGCGATTATTACGCCTTCCTGCGGCGCATCGGCTATGCGAGCGACCCAAACTACATCGGCAAAGTAAAACACATCGTAAAAACTTCAACAATATGAAAGAGACAATCATCATCGAGCAATTCGACAACGGCATCACTATCGAGGCAACAAACGACGAAGGCACCGAGCGACGGGTGAGCCTGGAGCACACAAAAGAGCAGGAAATCGGGAAGGCAATCTGGGAGACTATCCGCTTCCTGATGGATAAGAACCTCTGCACCAAAGTGGCAATGAAAATAGACTACACTCCCTTCACGGCGAAGAAAGCAATCAACAGTAACCAATAAAATCCCTACAATCATGCAATTTCAAGGACGCATTTACAAACTTTTCCCCGTGCAATCAGGCACAAGCCAGCGGGGTGAATGGACGAAGCAAGACTTTATTTTCGAGTATTTCGAGCAACCGACCGACAGATATGCCGACCGCGTGCTGCTCTCCATCATGAACGACCGCATCAAGGAGTATGACCTGCACGAAGGCGACGAGGTGATCATCGGCTTTGGGCACAACACCCGCGAGTACCAGGGCCGATACTTCAACGACGTGCGCCTCTATCACTTCGAGAAGGTGAAGCAGGTGGGCAACACCGATGCCCCAGCGGCTCAGCCTTCGCCGGCAATGCCCACGGCACCCGCATCGGCCACACCCACTCAAACCGTTGCACAGCAGCCCGCACAGGGTGAAGACCAACTGCCATTCTAACATCTAAAACCAATCGTCATGAAGAAAATCGAAGAAAACAAATCACTTTCGGCTCGCAACAAGCGACGCAACGCCTGCGGATTCAAGGGCGAGGGAACAACGGGCAAATGGACTAAGAAAACGCCATTCGGCAACTGGCAAGAGCAGCCGACACGACTGGCCGACACGCAACGCGAAATCGGCAAGAACGGCAACCGCAACCTGCACAAGCACCAGCGCAATCTGGAATACCTGCAAATGCTCAACAAGTTCAAACCGGCCAACTGATGACCTACGAAGAAACCGTGAAGCGGTTGGGCAATGCAGCCGCAGTGGTGAAGCTCATCACCGGAGTGGCCAACAATGCGGCGTGGCGGTGCGCACTCGAGGCGCACGACCGCGCCCGCCATTGCCCCAACTACCGCCAGGGCGTGAAGCGGGCCTTCCGCGAGTGCTTCCGCGCCCTCCACGAATACGAGCGGCGGCTCATCTACTCATCGGAAAACCGCATGTTCCACCTGGCCGACATGAGCGACCGTGTGCGAAAGAAATACGGACCCATATCCGACCGCGAGTATTACGACTTCTGGGCAGCCACCGGGCAAGAGGCCTACCAGCGCACCGAGCCACTCATCACCTCGCTGCAAAACAAGTACAAACTCTCGTTGGAGCGCGAGGGAGTGGCCGAGGCCTACAACGTGGCATGGGTGATGGTGGCGATGGCCGCGCTCGACTTGGCCGTGAACATGTACCGCCGCGCAATCGACGAGTGCATCACCGGCTACCAGTTGCCGCGCAAGATGCTCGAGAGCGTGTTCGGGCAGTTCTCACTGCACGATGTGGCCGACCGATGGCGCAAGGCACTCATCGCCCTCTGCCCCGGCACCGACCACATTACGCCCTCCGATCTTGACGAGCGCAACATCGAACTGGGCCTCGAGCAACTCTGCCAGGCGTGGGCCGACCCCACCGTGCTCTACAATTCAGCCATGGACACCGTGGCCGAATATCAGGAAATCTTCCGCACCAAAGGCGAGATGAAGAAGTCGCTTCGCGAAATAGCCGAGGTGCGCGACGAGACCATGAAGGAACTTAACGAGACTATATGATTATGAGGAATGAACTTGATTGCGAAATTGAATTTTACAAAATTCAAGAAACATTGAGGCTCCACAAAAAAACCAAATCACTATTAATAAAAAAAACGGAATATAAGCCAGACTATGGATTATATCATGATATAATGAGATTGGTTTTGGATTCTGATCCAGCCGGCATTAACTGGATTAAGAATGGTCCTAATATGCGTATAGCACTTGGGAACAACAAACATAACTATTTTGATATGGCTCAATACGAATACCAATCCGACCGTATTGTTTTCCCAATATCTTACCATCAAGTATTTATCTATGTTAGTTTTAATTATGATGAATTTTTCAATTACATTGTAAATAATTGCTCTAAAACATTTATTGATAATTATTTGCTAAAAAGAATTATCAATGATTACTGCTGGAATTTAAGAGAAAAAATTCTTGAAGAATACCCAAAGAAGAAAGTGACCCAAAAAGACTTTTTACTCCCATACGATTGTTTGACCCATGAGGAAATAATGCTAAGATTTACACAAATCATGGCAAATTATATGAAGTACAAAGTGATGGGGAAACTTAAAATCAGAAAAAAATCAAATAGCATTTAATACTTTAATACAAAATGAACTATGGAACCAGTAAACACTAAATCATTGTTGGTTTTTGTCTTCCATCAGATGGAAAGACTGAACTCAGGAGAAATTGATGCAAACACAGCATGCGCACAAGCAAAACTTGCAAGCCAGGCTTGCAATCTCTTGAACTATGAATTAAAGCGTACCATCGTGCAAATGAGACTCCGCGAATTAGGAAGTGGAGTCGAAAAAATAGAACCAAAGCTGAGAGAAATCGAGAGTAAGAAATTTGATGATTCGCAAATGTAACCCACGCCTCCCCCGACGCGCAGCATCCTCATGGATGGTCTGTGCGGGGAGGTTTTTCAGACGCTTCACTTTAGTATAGACAACCGCTTCGGTTTAGTATAGCAAACCACTGCGGTTTAGTATAGTAAAGCAAAGCGGCGAAATATAGCAATCTTAAACCATACGAACTATGAACAAGAAGACCGAAAAAGTATGCCCATCGTGCGGGCGGCTCGTAAAGGGCGAGTTTTGCACG